GAATGTTACTCTCTGGGGTCTTTTCTTTTTTGAAAAATGAAGTTCAGGTTTCTATGGACATTGTATCGGGCAGTTCCTGGACATGCAAGCAAATCAGATCATGGACGTTTTAATAGAGGCGAAACAATAATAGCAAGTCATATTTTCTACATTTTCAAAGTTTTTTACAGGGTGAAATGGATGCCGAGGATCTCCTCGTCTCTGTATTCTCCAAAGCGGCGCTCGCGCCTTGTGATCGTTGTCAGACCTGTCATGGTGCAGCCTGCTTTGGCAAAGCCGTGGAGGTTTTCCATCACTGCTGTGCTCTGGTTGGTGTAGATGAAACTGTCGAATCCGGCCTTCCGGAGGGCTTCCACAAAATCATCGACTTCGCGATCCCAGAGGAAGTCGTTCATTTCGATCTCATCCTCGCCATTTTCCAGCGTGCCCAGAAATGCGCGGTAGGCTTTGCAGGCTCCCTGCGGAATCGGGTAGGTGGCTGCCTGATCCTCTTCGTACCAAGCCTTGAGCTCCTCCGAGTCCCATCCGTAGGTCTCGAGGATCTGGGCTTTGCGCTCTTTGCGTTCAGCCTTTTCCTGCTCCCATTTTTCTGCGATCTTTCTCAGGTTTTCAAAGTATGCGTTGTTTGTCTTCATCATGATTCTTGCCTCCTTACTGCTGCATCGCCCATGCCATCGCGTGCCCGTCATCTTCGAATTCAACCTCGCTGACTGCTCTCAAGCCGATGGTGCCTTCGCAGGTGGTGTCGTCTGTGAGGTATTCGTAGGTTGCTCCGAAGTAGGAAGGCTGGCCTTTGCCGTTGTAGTAGTATCCGGCGATGATCACCTTGTCTCCGAAGTTCAGGAGCTTGCTCCAGCGGCATTCGAGGTCTTCCGGGGTGGTCGGGTTTGGCAGTCTGTATTTTCTGGTTCCTTCGTTGATTGTCATTTTCGTTTTCCTCCTTGTCTTTTGGTATGTGTATATTCGCTCTACTCGGAGGATATAGCAAGTCATTTCTGCTATATTTTCACATCTTTTTTAACGACCAAAAGAGCCTGCTGGCTCCCTTGGAGGAGGGCTTATTCCTCGCCCGTCATGATGAAATTTACATACTCTTTCCGGTGGCCTGTGAGCCAGTCAACCAGCTCGTAGTAACCGAGGTCAAAGGCGATCCTCTGGACTGTCGGGATATCAAACATGTTGGTAAGGCCGGTGTCCCGGACGGCGAGGATCTGCTCGCGGATCATGTTAGTCATTCGCGTCCACCACCTTTCTGACCACATCGACTCCGTAGATCACATTCAGGCCGGAGCCGTTATCCCAGCGTACCATCAGGCTTCCGGTATCATCGATTCCGGTTACCGTGCCACAGGTACCGGCAGGTGGTGCCTGAACATCATCCATCTGGATGAGCTCGACGCGTGTACCGGCAGGGTAGGTCTCACGTAGGTGCCTTAGTTGTTCTGGTCTGATCATCCTCATGCCTGCACCTCCTTTGTCGGTGTGCCGCTTTTCCATGCGGAGCTTCCGGAGAAGTTCTGCAGCAGGATCTTTCGACTCTGCTTATAATCGTCGCCAATGAATCCGAGACGGAGGAGGAAGCAGCGGAATGCGTACTTCTCATTCTCGACCGGCTTGTCTTTCCCAGTGACGCGCTTGGCTTCCTTTGCCATGCGGCAGAGGGATGTCACGAAATCCATGTAGGCCTTGATCTCTTCCGGGGTTGTGTCTGCCTTGAACCAAGGGAAGTCGAGCTTGCCGTCTTTCTCGCCAACTACGAGGCTGTCTGTTCCGATGGCCTTTTTGATCAGGCTTTCTTTGGATTCGATTAGGGCTTCCAGTCTGGAAATCTCATCGCCGGTCATCATCGGCATCTGGATCGCAAGCCCGGTGCCTTCGTATTCCTCGCCCTCATCCGGGGTGAAGCCTGCGTCGGCGATGGCGTTGAAAACTCTCTCGACCTCGTCGCTGTAGTTCTCATCGTCGAAGACCAGAGCGCCTTCGCGGTCGACTGTGAAGTAGTCCATCTGGTAGGAGAAGGTCGGTGCACCCTGATAAATGGCATCGACTCCGATTTCCTTGGCGATGACCTCGGCCAGCCTTTTTCTTTCTTTTCCGCTTACTCTGTAATGTACGATCATTTTTGAAGCCTCCTTTGCTTTTCTGTGCTTTTTCGGTAGTACATATATCACTCTAAAAGCCAGTAATAGCAAGTCTTTTATCGATATATCTGTGCTATTTTTCAGGAGAATTTTCACCTGTATCGATCTCATCAAAACGGTAGGTGAGACCGTCCCTCAAGACGGTAACTCCATCTGCCGATCCGACCTGATCGATGTAGCGTTTTACGATCACATCACAGAACTTTTCGTCAAGTTCAACGGTATAACAGATGCGCCCGGTCTGCTCGCAGGCAATGAGTGTGCTGCCGGAGCCTCCGAACGGATCAAGCACAAGGCAGCCAGTCATGGTTGAGTTCATGATCGGATAAGCAACAAGTGCAACCGGCTTCATGGTCGGGTGATCCGCATTCTTTTTCGGCTTATCAAACTCCCAAATCGTGGATTCCTTTCTTCCGGTATACCACTGATGTTTGCCTTTCTTCTTCCAGCCAAAAAGCACCGGTTCGTGCTGCCATTGGTACGGGCTTCTTCCGAGCACCAGCGACTGCTTCTTCCAGATGCAGCAGCCGGAAAGATAAAAGCCTGCCTCCTCAAAGGCCTTACGGAAGGCAAGACCGTGGGAGTCGGAGTGGAAGACGTAGATGCTGGCGTCGTCTGTCATGCTCTCATACATTTGGCTGTAGGCAGCGAGCAGGAACTGCTCAAACTGATCCTCGGCCATCTTGTCGTTTTTGATCTTTCCGGCAGTGCCTTTGTAGTCTACGTTGTAGGGAGGATCAGTTACGACCAGCTGTGCCTTCTTTCCGTTCATCAAAAGCTCATAGGTTTCCGGCTTAGTGGAGTCGCCGCAAAGCAGGCGGTGCTCGCCGAGCATCCACAGGTCGCCAGCTTTGGAGAAGACCGGCTTCCCCAGCTCAGCCTCGACATCAAAGTCGTCCTCCTTGACTCCATCTTTTACATCGTCACGGAATAAGTCGTCCAGCTCCTCCGGATCAAAGCCGGTGAGGGAGACATCAAAGTCAGCACCCTGCAGATCTGCGATCACAAGAGCCAGCTTGTCCGTATCCCATTCGCCGCTGATCTTGTTCAGGGCGATGTTGAGCGCTTTTTCTTTTTCCGTGTTCATATCGACGACAACAACATCGACCTCGGTAATGCCGGAATCGATGAGCACCTTCAGGCGCTGGTGGCCGCCGACCACACGTCCGGTCTGCTTATTCCAGATGACCGGTTCCACATAGCCAAACTGCTCGATGGAGCGTTTTAGTTTTTCATATTCTGGGTCTCCGGGCTGCAGATCCTTACGGGGATTGTAGTCAGCCGGGAGTAAGTCTTTCACATTTTTCTTTTCTATATTCATACGAGACCCCACTCAGCGAACTTCTCGAATCCGCCAATATCGCGGATGTAATTTCTCGCTGTTTCTACAATGTTGATATACGGAATACCATCAACGGACTCATCCCCGATGGCACAGCAAAGGGTGACCGGCTGTCCGGCTTCCTGCGCTTTGAGCCATGCGTAGATGTTTACACTGACATCTGCTTTGGACAGATCCTTTCCGTGCAGGCCGCCGCCAGTCACGGAGTCGGCCATATCTGATCCGAGTTTTCTGTTAGTAGCGCCGGAGTCCACGTCCGTGCCGCCAGTCCAGTCCCCGAGAGGATTGATCTCGGCAGTGGGGTAGGAAGCTGCAATATCATCTGAGGCTGCGTTGCTCTGGCAGATGATCAGCCGGGCTTCATCAATAATGTATTTGCCGTCACAGCCGTACTTCTCATACAGATCCCTTGCGATCCGGGAGAGGACTTTCTGCTCATCGGTTACCGGGACGCCTTTGAAGATCCCGTTGTCACCACAGCGGATACCGTTCTTCTGGTTATCCGACAGGTGCTGATCCTGCGGCACCTCACAGTAATCGACAGCAAGCCTACCTGTGATGCGGCTTACGATTACAGCTGCCTCATCAGGGGAGATGCTAACTGATGTCTCAGCAATGATGTGGCAGGTTCCGTGACCGATCAGGACTTCGACAGCGATCCTCGGATCAGCTTCTTTTTCATAGGCCAGATCCACGAGGGCACCGGCGATGCGGTCAGCCACTTTGTCCGGGTGAGCCGGATTCACTTTTTCAAACATAATCATTCCTCCGATTCTTACATTTCTCCGCGCCTCGCCCTGAGCAGCCGTTCCATCACATCATCCTGCGGACTCATGCCGGTGTACTCCGAGGCGCAATTTTCTTTCACGATCTGGTAGATTTCCATCCAGAGCCGGTTAGTCTGGCTCATGTAGTTCTGTCCCATTGCAACATATGGACTCTGGATCGCGTTTCCCGTGGTGGGGTGCTTGGCAAGGAAGCCAAACTCCGTCACGGCCTCCTCGCATTGAATCCACCTTGCACAGCTCATGGCGTAGCGCTCAAGTAGCTGTGGGGAAACTAAAGAGGAGCAGCCGCGTTCATGCAGCCACTCCCATGTAATTTTGTAGATTGCTGCCGCCTGCAGCTTTTTCCCATCTTTTTGTTTCGCAGACAGGAGCTTTGACGGCTTGGGCATCGGTTGACCTTCCAAATCGGCTGCGTGCGAATCGAAGTCGATGACAGTCAGCGTTCTCTTGCCCGGATTGCCTTCATTGATCTTGTCGACCAAGGGCTTCTTTTTGGCTCCGGCACCCATCCGGGCACCGCCACGGTTGGTACCGTCCTTAGCCATGATAATCACCTCACATTTCTGGGGTATATTCCCCGTTTGAAACCGCGCACGCGCACACGTGACCCCACGCCCGTTCCACGGGGCATAGGCTGTAGAGATTCAGACCGCCCCTACCCATCGGAGTGGGTGTGCCAGCGGTCGCCTCTCTCGGCATGGATCTTTGCATGGCATGCCGTACATAAACTCATCAGGTTCTCATCATTATGGCTGCCTCCTTCGGACAGCGGTTTGATGTGGTGCACCTGCTCAGCCTTTACGTACCGTCCTTCCGCAAGGCATCGCTCGCAGAGAGGGTGGGCATGAATATAACGGTCGCGGATTCGTTTCCAAGCACGACCGTACCTTCGCTTGGAAGTCTTGTCGCGGTCGTACTTCTCGTAGCGTCGTTGCTCCTGCCGTTCGTGCTCCGGACAGAAGCGTCCGTCTGTCAGGTTGGGACAGCCGGGGAAGGAGCAGGGACGCTTTGGTTTCCTTGGCACCTTGCGTCACCTCCGTTCATAAGAAAAGCCCTGCAGGGTTTACGTCCTGCAAGGCTCGTCCGTTGTTTCATCTTGTCCATCATAACAATATCATAAAAGGAAACTCTCATTCACTCTCATTTACTCTCATGATGGCAGAAACTTTAGAAAGTGCCTGATCGTGCATCCGGAAGATGTGCTGGATGCTGTAATGCATATCGACCGCAATCTTCTCCCACGAGAGAAAGCAAAGGTACCGCTTCTCCAGCAGGGTTTGCAGTTCGACGTCGGACACGGAATGGATCGTGTGCATTATCTCCTTCTTCAGTTCCACCAGATCCTCCACGTCACGCTTTAAGCTGTCCTCGACCTCGATGATCTTAAGCACCGCACGTTCTACCTTTGAGCCGCCGCGATTCGGGTTTCTCGGCATGTCGCTGTAGACAGTGGTGCAGGAGGTAGCCAGATCGTTCAGTGATTCAATCTGCTGGAGCTTGGACTTGATACGCATGTCCAGTGTCCGTGCCTGTGATAAATATTCTTTTGCTGTCATTTATCTTTCTCCTTCCGCAGCCTTCTGATGAGATACTCCGGATCAACGTCCGTCAGAACACCAAACCAGTCGGAGCGGAAGAAGCGCTCGATCTCGGCGAGCTCTGCCTCGTCGTCAGTCAGCCGGTAATCCTTCACGGCCTGCAGCACGATGGCATTCGCCAGATTCTCGTATGGGTTCAAAGTCTCACCTCCGATTTGTAACGTCCTCGGGTTGACTCTGATTGACTCGTGTTTACAGTGATTGTCACTTGGACAGCTCCGCCTTGACCGCAGCGATCAGGCTGTCCTGTATTTTCTCTTTTGACTGCAGGGCTTTCAGCACCCGGCCATCGACCGTATCATCCGTAATGATGTGGTGGATCACGACGGTGTCCTGCTGTCCCTGTCTCCACAGACGGGCATTGGTCTGCTGATACAGTTCCAGCGACCACGTGAGGCCGAACCAGATAAGGGTGGAGCCTCCGGTCTGCAGGTTGAGTCCGTGCCCAGCTGAGGCAGGGTGGATCACAGCAACCGGGATCTTTCCTGCATTCCATTCGCGGATGTCGGAAGATGATTTTATCTCCCTGACCTTGAACCGGGACTTGATGCGCTCAAGATCGTGCTTGAACCAGTAGGCCACCAGCACCGGTTTGCCGTTGGCACCTTCGATCAAATCTTCCAGTGCATCCAGCTTCCGGTCATGGATATGGATGTGGTCGCCGTCATCGTCATAGATCGCACCGTTGGCCATCTGCAGGAGCTTCCCGGTGAGGGCTGCGGCGTTGGCCACTGTGATTTCCTTCTCCGGAAGCTGCAGCACCAGTGTCTGCTTCAGCTCGTCGTAGTGCTCACGCTCATCATCGGAAAGCTCCACGGTGTGCGTGTTCATCACAAGCTCCGGCATCTTCAGATGATCGGTTGCCTTCATGGAAATGGTGATGTCAGAGATCTGTTTATAGATCGCCTTATCCGCACCGGGCAGGAGTTTGTATGAGTAGATGATCTGGCCGTTGCGCTTGTCCGGTCTGAAATAGTTGTTACGGTACATTCCGATAAAGCGCCCGAGCCGCTGCCCCATATCCAGCACCTTAAACTCTGCCCAGAGATCCATCAGACCGTTCGCGGAAGGGGTGCCGGTCAAACCGACGATCCGCTTGATCCGTGGCCGCACCTTCATCAGAGCCTTAAAGCGTTTTGATTGGTGGTTCTTAAAGGAGGAGAGCTCATCCACAATGACCGTATCGAAGGTGAACGGGATGCCGCTTTGCTCGACCAGCCACTGGACATTCTCGCGGTTGATGATATAGATATCCGCATCTCGCATCAGGGCAGCCTTCCGGTCTTTCTCGGAACCGACAGCGACGGAATAGGTCAGCATGCTCAGGTGATCCCATTTTTCGATCTCCGCAGGCCATGTGTCCCGTGCTACCCTAAGAGGTGCGATCACCAGTATGCGGTGAGCTTCGAAGCTGTCAAACAGCAGGTCAAGAAGTGCGGTCAGGCTGATAGCCGTCTTGCCTAAGCCCATATCCAGCAGCACGGCAGCAACCGGGTGGGATTTGATATATTCGGTTGCATACTGCTGATAATCATGTGGTACATATTTCATCAAGGATTCCTCCGATCTGGTCTTTGTCATCAAGGGTGTAAACGGAAAAGCCAAGCTCGCGTAGTTTTTTGTGTCTGGCTTCCTGCAGCGGTCTTGGTTTCTTTCCCGGAGCCTTGACCTCCACAAAGGCCAGCCGTCCGCCCGGCATCAGTACGATACGATCAGGCATGCCGTCCAAGCCCGGGCTTACAAACTTGGGAGCCAGACCGCCGCGTTTCTTTACTGCATCAGCCAGTTTCTTTTCGATTGATTTTTCAAGCATTGTGCCTTCCTTTCATCAGTGAATTAAACGGTGGTGCAGGTCGATTAAGGTCATATCGCTAACTTTTCTTATAGGCTGTTTTTTTAGGCTCTAAGAGTAGTTATAGAAAAGAGCTTCATCGACCTACACCATTAGTCCTAAGCCTTCATAAAATCAGACTTTAAGCGGACTCCGAAGACCATGACTCCGGTCTTGGTACGCTTTTTCTCAAAGCCAGCCTGATCCAGTGCCGTATAGAAATCCGTCGTGCTGCGGATATACTCACCGACCTGCATGCAGTAGCTGCGGTATTCGTTATAAAATTCGCCGGACTTGGTCGTATAGCTCTGATCCAGCTCGCAGCGCTCATCCAGAAACTGTGAGAGCCAGTCGTTGTTTTCCTTGTAACGATTGATGGCGTCGACCACAACCTTCGGCTTCTCGATTTTGTAGTCCTTGGCGATCACGCGCTTGGCACCTTCAATGATCCAAGAGAGGATCGAGCCGCCGCATTTCTTATACAGGTAGTCGGCGTAATTCTTGATGTCACTGTTTCCTTCAATGACGGCATTGAACGGGATCACGATCAGCCTTCTCCACGTACCGGCATCAAGCGCTCCCACCTTCGGCAGGTGATTGGTATAGAGCACCAGCGTGTGCGTCGGGACATAGGAGAAGGGGTCTTTGTATTTTTTCTCCGCATAGATCTCGTCGGTGGAGCAGAGCTGCTTCACGTTGGAAGTGGAAAGGCGCATGCCTTCCTCAAGCTCGGATGCGATCAGAAGGCGCTTGCCCTTGGCCTCAGCCAGTTCCGGTTTGACATTCCGCTTGCAGCCCACGGTCAGGGTGTCGGCGGACATGTTCCCGGAGTAGCTTCCGAGCACCCGGGAGATGGCATTCCAGAAGGTCGACTTACCGTTGCGGCCTTCGCCATACGCGATGATCAGAGCCTCAAGGCAGACCTTGCCGATAGCGGACAGCCCGGCGATCTCCTGCACATAGTTCATGAGCTCCGTGTCGCCTACGAAGAAGGTGTCCAGCGCAGCCTGCCAGATGTCCATATTCAGGTCATCCGGATCGACCGAGGTCTGTTTTGTTATGAAGTCTCCCGGCGTGTGGTCGTGAAGCGCGGTCAGGCCTTTGCTCAGGTCGTAGGTGGCTGACGGCGTGTTCAGCAGGAATTCATCCGCGTCCAGATCCCTCTGGTCGATCTCCAGCATCGGCCTTGCTTCCTTCAGGGCAGAGGAGATGTATTTGGAATCCCGACGCTTGATCGCGTAGTTCCTGTAGCTGATGGCATTCTCATACTTATGGAAGACGCGTGCCTGCTCCCGGTTCATGGCAGCGGCGGCCTTCTTATTACCCATCGTGGCTACAAGCTCCCATGCGCCGCATTTCATCATTTCATCGAGCGTCTTCTTGATCTCGTTCTCTGCTTCTTCCAGTTGACGGGCAGTGAGTTCCTGCGCTACGGCCTGTGACTTTGGTTTCGATTCCTCCCAGAAGCTGCCGTTGTACACGAGGTAGTCTGTCGATGGGGAGTAGCGGAGCCGGTCGATGTATTCCCGGGACAGGATCAAGGCCTGCCCGACATCTGAGTAATCGCCGGGCTGCAGGAGGAGCTCCTGATTATATTTTTCCGGAGGGATGTAATCGTCCTGAGACGACACCTTCCCGTAAAAGCGGAGTGCGCTGCGCCAGATGGTATCCAGCTCGTGGGCATCCAGAGGCGGATCGCAGTTTTTCGAGAATTCGATAAAGCGATCGTGGGCTTCATCGGTGTTGCCGTAGCGTTTCAGGATTCTTCCGGCGTAGTGGGACATGGTGGCGTTCCGGGAGCCTTCCGGTATGGTGATGCTGCCGTAGGTGCCGCCGTCCATGTTCTCATCAAACTCATCGTCCAGAAATGAGGTCAGGTTCATGGGTGCATCAAAGACCTCGACCTGCGGATCAGCTGTCCCATAAAAGAACCGGGCAGCATCCAGCGCCTGCGTATCGAAGTACGGAAAGATGGCACTCACCAGCCTTTTCAGGTTGCTGTATTCCGTTGCGTCGGTGATCCTTTCGATCGGGAAGAACACATGGAACTTCGGCCTCGGTGCTTTACCATTCTTGGTCTTCTCATGATGCCTTGAGTAGTGGACAGCAAAGGCGACGCCCGGAAAAGCGGCAGCCACGTCAGCCGGGCTTACCCATTCATCCGGGTTTTCACTGTGGTCGTTGTCGCAGTCGACCGGCAGGCAGTCGCTTCCGATGAAGTTATCATTATTGCGATAGCTGTTCTGGTATTCTGCACATACGTAATCGTGGCAGACGGCCTCCCTGAGAGAGGCCTGATCTGTCACGTCGTGCTTGTGAGGGTAGGAGCAGTTACTTGGACTGCCTATGATATCTGCGCTGTAGAGGGTAAACATCAGTCGTACACCTCCTTGGATTCTTCCTCCAACACCTTTGTGATGAACTTCAGTGCCCGGATGATGGTTTCGAGCTCGCAGTCACCGCCGAGGAATACTTCGAAGCCTTCATCGGCGTAGCGCCCGAGAGGATGAATCTGGATATCTGTTCCACCGGTGTCTTCAATGCGGAAGTAAGTGCGTCCGCCGTGTCCGGTATCACCGCCCATGTATCCCGTGGTACCGGCTTCGACCTCGAGGATATTGCAGCTGACCACGTCCCGGCTGTAGGTAGTGATCTGGGTGCCGTCAGGCAGGATACGTCTGTTTTCTTTAATTTCGAACATAGATCTTCCTCCTGTTCTATTGAGATAGTGAAGGCGGTAAAAGCAAAGGCTGCCACCGCCGGTTTACACTTTCCACTGGAGGTGACAGCCCTGATTTGACGAAAGAAGATCAGTCTTTCTTATAAAATGTTGTTTCGTATCCGTCTGCGTTCAGCTGCAGGCCTACTGCCCACGGTGGTGTTCTTCCCATCTGTTCACAGACTGCCTTTAGCGACATCCGGGGATCGGCTTCGATGACAAGCTCATCATGGATGTGCATCGTGATACTGCAGCAGCGGAGTGTCCGCATGGCGTAGCACAGGATATCCCGGGAGGTTGCCTGCACGATGTTCTCGACAAACCGGGCTCCGTAGGATTCGAGCCGCTCCCATTTCTTTGTGCCGCCGACGCCTTCATAGGTGATACACTCGCCGCCGAACTTATTTGTACCGACTTTGGGTTTCACGTAGCCGAGGT